ACCTGCCATAAATGATTCTTACTGGTTTCTTGATAAGAAACCCTCTATTAATTCATCCCAACCCCCAATTAATGAGGAAATAACCCCCATTATTTCCGAAAAACCCCCGGTTTTACCCCCTGATAATTCACAAAGTAAAGTAAAGAAAAGCAAAGTAAAAAAAAGTAAAGTAAATATATGCCCTGAGCTGAAAAATGACTCCGGACCGGAAGATGATTTTGGAAAGAGAATAATCGCTTTTACTTTGAACGATAAGACGGAATATCCCATATTTGAAAAACAAGTCAGCGGATGGGAGGAGCTTTATCCCGCCGTGGATATCATTCAGGAATTGAGGAAGATGAAGGGCTGGCTTGACAGTAATCCAAAAAAAAGAAAAACAAGGCGGGGCACACCCAGCTTTATTACAAACTGGCTTTCCCGGGAACAGGACCGGGGAGGGAGCATAAATAGAGAGATTCCCAGAAGCAGAGACAATTTGGAAAAGGAGAAGGCCGATATCCTGATGCGAAAGCTAAGGGAGGAGGATGCGCAGGATGCAGAGATCGGAAATGATGCAGCTCCTTCAAAAGACAGCTGAAATATACAACCAGCCTGTCCCCGGTGAGGACAAGTTCAAGGTCTGGTATGAGCTATTCCGGTATTACGACTATAAGACTCTGGATATAGCAGTAAACAGGTATGCCGAAAAAGGCAAATATCAGCCTAAGCCCGCTGATCTGATAGAGATATACCGGGACATCATATATATGCGGGAAGCGGAAGCAAAGGCTCAGGCAAGGGAAGCGGCAAAGGATTGCAAATACTGCAGGGGAACTGGCTGGTTCAGAACTATCACAAGTAGCGGTGAGAGCTATGTCTGTGTCTGTAAATGCCAGGGCGATCCGGCGAATTTAAACCTAGCTCTGGCCAGCCACGACTTCAAGTGGAGCGATAAAAAGAGGGCTTTTGTACCCAGAGATACATGGGTAGGTGATGATAGACCGCCGGATGAAGAAGGGATATTTGATTTTGATAATGTCGGAAGGTATGTAAATAGTTTGTAGGAGGTACCTATGATTAAGCTTATTATTTACGGTGAACCGGTTGCATAGGGTAGGACGCGCTTTGCTACGAAAAGCGGATTTTCAAAAGCATATGATCCAGAAAAAAGCAGAAATTTTAAATATTATGTAAAACTAGCAGAGTCCCAAAAAATGAGAGGTAAGCTTTTGCTAAGAGGAGCATTAAACCTAAGTATAGCAGTTTATAGGCCAATACCTAAGAGTTTTAGTAAGAAAAAAGCCGCTCTAGCAGAAGCAGGACAAGAGCAGCCAACGACAAAGCCGGATATTGATAACTATATCAAGGGTATAAAAGATGCACTAATAGGCGTAGTTTAGCATGATGATAGTCAGGTTGTAAACTATGTTCCTCCGTTTGGCAAGTTTTATTCCAGTAAACCAAGGATAGAAGTAGTGATTAGGGAGGTAGGAGCGTAAATGTATGGCACTAAAATTGATTGGTGCGATAGTTCATGGAAGACTTTGCCAAAACCGTATTCCTTACCCGCACCGAGGCAGAGTCGGCACTTGGCAGAAATAAAAAAGGCTTGCCTTTTAGAGCAAGCCTGAGTGGTTATATTTAATTAACAGCAACGATTGCGGCAGCAACGGCAACAACGATTGCAACCACATCGGCAACTACAGCTGTTTCCACAGCAGAATGTACCCAATAGGAGCCAAGGCCAAAAACAAAACATCATTGTTCCCCCTTTTAGCTTATTTGCAAATCAAAAAAGACGGGCATAGTACAGATTATGACAAAAGAGGTATATGTGTGAAACGCATAAGGGCTGGGCATGAAATGAGCCGGCCCTCAAGAGGATCAAGAAAAAGAGAAGCCTTAGATGTTTTACAAAAAAAGCCGCCCTATGGACGGCGGAGAGATTAGTGTTCTATCAGATCGATAGGACTTAGGTCGTTTTCAACATTGTCCCGCGCAAGGTCGGTATCAATTACTGGGTAGATATTCTCTGGGATGGGCCTATCTACATCACCATCTATAACGGGCCGTTTGTTCTTAGGGTCCACATTAATCACCTCAGTGTTATAGTAACCAGAAAAAAATGAAACTATGTAAAACGGAATTGAAGAGGCCTACCATGCGTAACATAGATAAGTAGATCATTATTTTGTTGTTTATGATAATTTACGTCGATAAAGAATGCAAGAGATTAATAAGCAATTAAATGGGAGGTAGCAGATGGACAAGTCTCAACTCCAAAATTACCGGGGTTTAATCCTTGGAATTGAAAGGCAAAAGACAGTAAGATCAAAAGGAGGCGGTAAGAGTGCCTAAAACGATGATTTGTCCGTTTTACATGTATGACGATAGACTGACTTTACGCTGTGAAGCGGGACGGTTAGATTTTCATACAGTGCAACAGAAAGCAGATTACATAAATAAATATTGTTCGGCATTGGACGGGTATAAGTTTTGTACCCTTGCCGCTTCGCTGGAAAAAATGTACGAAGCAAAAGACTGATCAGCACAGTCTTTTGCTTTCTTTTGACGTATTCTGGTGCCTATATTGCTACACTGGCATTAAAGAGGTGGTGAAAATGGCTGGAAAATTAAACCCTAAGCAAGAAATGTTTTGTCACGAATATGTGATCGATAATAATGCTACCCAAGCCGCAATAAGGGCCGGATACAGTGAAAAAACTATTAAACGACAAGGAACAAGGCTTTTGATGAATGCTGACATTCTCTCGCGCGTGGAAGAATTACGGGCTGAGCAGATCAAACGTCTCGGTATTTCTTCCGATTGGGTAATTCTGAAACTCCAAGATGTTTTTAGCAAATGTATGCAGACAAATCCTGTTATGGTATGGGATCATGCAGAAAAGAAAATGAAAGAGAGCGGGGAGTATGTCTTTGATAGCAAGGGAGCTCTTAAATCAATGGAACTCATTGGCAAACACCTGGGCATGTTTGAAGCTGCTAGAAACAATCCATCCAGCGAGGATAAAAATAGCGGTGTTGTACTCTTGCCTAATGTTGAGATAAAGGATCCGGAGGACAAGGGCGGTGGTGAGGATGAGTAATACCGTATGGGCGCCGCAGCCTAAGCAAAGCGCCTTTTTGTGCCGTCCTGAATATGAGGCATTATACGGAGGCGCGGCCGGGGGCGGGAAGTCCGATGCGCTTCTGTCCGAGGCTTTGAGGCAGGTGCAGATCCCATATTATCGGGCGATCATCTTCCGCAAGACCTATAAACAACTCACGGAGCTTATAGACCGCAGCATTGAGATATATAGTGCAGCTTTTCCGCAGGCTAAATATAATGGCAGCGGTCATTGCTGGATATTCCCTTCCGGAGCAAAGATATATTTCGGCAATATGCACCATGCCAAGGACAGGCTGAACTATCAGGGCAAACGGTATGATTTTATTGGCTTTGATGAGCTGACCCATTTCACCTGGGAGGAATACAGTTATATGTTTTCCCGTAACCGGCCGGGCGGTCCGGGAACACGGGTTTATATTAGAGGGACGACCAATCCCGGAGGCGTAGGGCATGGCTGGGTAAAGGACCGTTTTATCGATGCAGCGGCACCTATGACTCCTATCACTGGTGATTATAAGATAGCCTCACCTGAAGGGAAACTTATCGAGGTAAAGAGAACACGGGTATTCGTCCCGGCCACAATCTTTGATAATCAGATACTGCTTACTAATGACCCGAACTATATTGCCAACCTGGCTATGCTCCCGGAGGCGGAGCGGCAGGCTCTTTTATACGGAGACTGGAACAGTTTTCAGGGACAGGTATTCTCCGAGTGGCGTAATGAGCAGGGGCATTACAAAGACAGGATAGGCACTCATGTCATTGATCCCTTCAAAGTACCGGAGAACTGGCGCATATACCGGGGCTTTGACTTCGGTTATGCCAAGCCATTTGCGGTGGGATGGTTCGCGGTTGACCATGACGGGCGCATGTATCATCTCAGGGAGTTATACGGTTGTACTGATCAACCGAATACCGGTGTCAAGTGGGAACCTCAAAGGATAGCGCATGATATCAAGCGCATAGAGGAAGAAGATATCAATCTAAAGGACAGGCACATCATAGGTATAGCTGACCCTTCGATATTTGATGAGAGCCGGGGCGAAAGTATTGCCGTGATGATGGAGCGGGAGCGGGTGTATTTTGACCGCGGGGATAACAAGCGTTTGCCGGGGAAGATGGAAATACATTATCGCCTGGCCTTTGATGAAAACGGTATACCAATGTTTTACACCTTCAAGACCTGCAAGCACTTTATCCGTACTATGCCAAGTCTGACATACAGTGAGATAGACCCGGAGGACGTGGACACGGACGGCGAAGATCATATTTATGATATGGTCCGCTATGTGGCCATGGAAAACCCGATAGCGCCGAAGCCTATTAAAGAGCGGGCGGCGAAAGCCTATAACCCGCTTGATGATGAAGAGAACATGAAATACGACCAATATGCCTTTTATAGAATATAGAGGAGGGCAAGAGGCATGGATACAAGTTTTAACATATTTGGGCATGAGATATCTATCACGCCGCAAAGCGGTAGTACGCCGCTGACTGCTTCCGGGCCTATGCAGGGGTCAATCGGTGTAAAAGAGATCCAGCATGCGGCGGACATCCTCAAAAAATACAAGGACGGCAAGTCCAACCTTGAGACGCGCATAGTCGATAATGAACGCTGGTATAAGATGAGGCATTGGGAGATCATCAGGAACAAGTACAATACTACCGCTAAGACCGCCATCGACGTGGAGCCGACCTCTGCATGGCTTTTCAATAGCTTGGCCAATAAGCATGCCGACGCTATGGATAATTATCCTGAACCTAATGTACTGCCGAGGGAGCGTGGAGATGAAAAGGACGCGCAGAGCTTGGGCAATATTATCCCTGTCATTATCGAACGCAACGAATTTGAGGAGACTTATTCCGACGCCTGGTGGTACAAGCTTAAGAACGGCACCGTTCCCTATGGCGTTTTCTGGGACAAGGACCTTGAAAACGGTCTGGGAGATATTACTATCAGGAAGATGGATATCCTCAATATCTTTTGGGAGCCCGGTGTATCTGACATTCAAAAGAGCCGGAACCTGTTCATAGTAGCATTAGAAGACGATGACTTGCTGCAGGCGGCATATCCCTGGATCAAGGGCGGCAATAATAATGTTATAGACGTCAAGGAATATATTTATGATGATACTGTGGATACATCAGGCAAAAGCGTAGTCGTGGACTGGTACTACAAGGTCAAGCAGCCGGGAGGCAAGACTATTCTGCACTATGTCAAGTTCGTAGGTAATACCTTGCTTTATGCTTCTGAGAATGACGAGTTGTATGCCGAATCGGGATGGTACGATCATGGGCAATACCCTGTGATCTTTGATGTATTGTTCCCGGAAGAAGGTACTCCGCTAGGCTTCGGGTATGTCGATATTATGCTTAACCCTCAAATGTATATAGACAAGCTCAATCAGATCATCATGAAAAATGCTCTGATGGCCGGGAAAAAGCGCTTTTTCATTAAGAATACGGGTGGGGTCAATGAAGGAGAGTTTGCCGATTGGTCAAAAGACTTTATCCATGTTGATGGTCCGATTGATGAAGCAGCTATACGCGAATTTACAGTATCCCCTTTACAAGCCTATATCGTTCAGCACTTGGTGAACAAGGTGGACGAGCTAAAAGAGACTTCCGGGAACAGAGATTTTAGTCAGGGCGGAACTTCCGGAGGTGTTACAGCCGCAGCGGCTATCGCAGCTTTGCAGGAAAGCGGTAATAAGCTCTCCCGCGACATGCTCAAAGGGTCTTACCGTGTCTATACTAAGGTCGTTTATATGTGCATTGAGCTTATCCGGCAATTCTATGACGAAGAACGCAGTTTCCGCATAGAGGGTGAGCAGGGGGACATGCAATTCATCCCTTATTCCAATGCCAATATCAAGGAGCAACCTCTTCCGCAGGCTTATGAAGGTGAACCACCTGCCTTCCGTGTGCCTATATTTGATATCAAGGTCAAGCCTCAGAAATCTAATCCTTTCAGTAGGGCAGCGCAGAATGAAATGGCTAAAGAGTTCTACAGCATGGGCTTCTTTGACCCTGCCAGGGCAGACCAGGCACTTGCCGCACTCGATATGATGGACTTTGAGGGCAAACAAAAAACCGTTCAGCACATAACTCAGAACGGCACTATGTTTCAGATGATACAGGAGATGCAAATACAGATGGATAAGATGGCCCTGCTTATCCAGAAGGCTTATGGCGTGGATATGGGTATCGGGCAACAAACGCAACAAAGCACTCCCGGTGTGGCGACAGGTGAAGCTAATAGCGGCGGAATAGCACAGGCTATGGGACAAGCTACCAAAAATGCTAATTCTTCATACGCAGAACGTTTGGCCGACCGTGCGCAACCTAATATAAGCAAGCAGGGAGGGATGAGCGCATGATAACCATACATACGGGGATAAAGGGTAATGCCTATTATATGACCTCTGAGGGCCATGCTGACTATGACCCAGGTAATGATATTGTATGTGCTGCGGTATCCGGAATTATGTATGCGCTTGCCGGTTCAGTTACTAACCTCAATGGCGGAGGCAGGAAGGTAATCCGGGAAGGGGATGGGCAAATGTGGATAAGATACTGGCCGCTGGACATGGAGGACAGCCGGAATATGAGGGTTATCTGGAATACAATCGTCATCGGACTTTTGCAGATTATGAAGAAGTATCCGGATCATGTTAAGTTGATTAGGAAAAATGGGTAATTTAAAAAAGAGGTGGGGCTCAGGGGCATGTCCATAAGGAGACAATCTGAATCATATTTGCAAAGGCAGACAGTGGATTTCGCTACCCGTCTTTACCGTTAAATTGAGATATCTTTGATATCTTTTAGGAAAGATACTGTTTCTTAGAAGTGAAAAAGCGTAGAAAGCTATATGGCAATAGGAAAAGAGAAAGGCTGACTTCCATGTTCATATTAGTTAATTCTTTGCTATAAAGTTTGATTCGCAGTATAATTGAGGAAAATAATGTAATATGTAAGCGAAAGATGAGAAGATGAATAGAGGTAATCTCAATGAAAAATCTCACTCAATATGATGATCCATTTTCATCGGAAGTAAAGGCGTTTGCACTGGATTTTGATGCTGCCTACGAGAAAAATGATAAAAAACGTCTTATTGATTTGATGGAAAAGGCAAAGTCATGTTTATCATATCTTGATGTGGCATCACAAGCCCAATTACATTACTCGTTGGGAACTGTTTATGGCGATTTATCTACTCTAGATTCGAATCTTGATTGCATCGATAACGTAGAAAAACAAATTTATCATTTTCGAAAAAGCATAGAATTAATTGAAAGCAAAGAGCTAGATGAAGAGCGGTTTTCACCATATATAAAAGGATTAAAACTTGCACTATATACCAACTATGCAAATAGTCTAGAAAATATTGGTCGGAAAATATCTGCCATTGACTATTATAAGAAAGCTTTAATAATTAATCCTTCCTTTGGCATGGCAATAGGGAATATAGGAATTGCATTTTACCATTATGGTGCCCTTGTCTACGATAAAACACATCGTGATTATTTTCATCACTTTGCCTATGAATATCTTAATTTAGCAATAACATCAGGCACTGGAATTCATCAGCAGGCTAAGGAGGAATTTAAAAATCGACTGAATTCTTACGATAAAGACTATGTGCAAAATTTTTTAAGTAATCCCTTGGAAATACCGCAGTTCACATACGATGAACCTGATGAATTAGCATATAGAAAATGGGCACTTAAAAATAAATTATTTCTAAATCCATTGAATGACTTACATGTAGAAGAATTATGTTTTGCATCAGATGTATTACAATTGCCTAATATGATCGTAAAAATTGATGCAAAGCCAATATATCATGGTATGTTTAATCAGTTAAAACAAGAATTTATTTTTACTCGATACCAATATTATCAATCATTACAATATCCGGATGAACCTCATTTTGCAGATAAAGATACATATTTAATTAGTACTGCTGATTATCCGCAATACTCAATCCGCATTGAACGAATGAAAACTGCGTTTCGAGTTTTATACTCCTTATTAGATAAAATAGCATTTTTTATAAATGCTTATTTTAAGTTAGGTATCAAAGAGCGTGATGTATCATATAGAAGTATTTGGTTAACCGAAAAACCAGGGGATAAAGGCTATAAATATAAAAACACACTGAATCCTTCAGAAAATTATCCGCTCAATGCAATATGCTGGATATGTAAAGACTTTTTTGATGCATTATATGAATCTCCTAATCCAGCTGCAAAAAGAGTAAGCGATTTACGAAATGCTTTAGAACATAAGTACGTAAAAGTATTTTCAGATACATTTATTACTCGAACAAATGGCGAAATTGATGATTTAGCTGAATATGTTTCTGAGAGTGAACTTCAGATTATTACCATGCAGTTACTGAAAGATATTCGGGAAGCTTTGATTAACCTTTCATTAGCTGTTTATATCACAGAACAGAAAAATAATACATCATATGAGGGAGATTATATTCCAAAAATTCGGATGATGGGTTATGACGATGAATGGAAAATCTGACAAGTGAATCGAAAATTCATAATAAAGTTTGAATCATCAAAATATGTAAAACCTGCAAAATAGTATTTAGGAGAGAAAATCGTGAATGATGATTTTGATATTGAGCGTTACAGAATTGAGCATCCAATGGACTATATAAAAGCTGTAGAAATTTTGAAAAGTTGCTCAAACAAAGATGAAGTATTTAGTTGGATATATGATATCACGAGATTACATATTCCTAATACATTATATAAATACTTTAGTCTTACTGATGATGAGAATTTAAATGACTTAAAACTTAATGCATTGGCTGAAAAAAAAGTGTTTCTTGCTAATAGTGGGGATTTCAATGATCCATTTGAAAATAAGGCATTTTATTATAGGAATGAAAAATTAAATTGTTTTGAAGAGTTACGGCGCTTTAATGGGCATACCGGAGATGATATAATGTTTACTTCTAAAGCAGCATCTTTTACGAAAACAGGTTTTAATTCTATGCCAATGTGGGCACATTACTCCAATAATCATCATGGCTTCTGCGTTGCGTATAATATGAGAGAGCCACGCAATACCCAATTATCAGCAAGTACTATGCCCATCCAATATACTGATGAACGAATAGATATTACCGATATTTTAGTAAATTATGTGGATTTGGTATTGCGAGAAAAAAGGCGGCAAATGGGCGAAGGCAAAAAGATAATTATTATTGATAATTTCATGATAATATACACAACATTGTTTCTTCAAAATATAAAACAAAGTTCATGGCAATATGAGCAAGAATTTAGATGTTCTGCGGGAAAAACTTCTATAGGAATGCCATTTATCACCGCCGTTCCATCAGCCATTTATGCAGGGGGAAAATGTTTTCCATTATATTTGAAAAAACTATGTGATATAGCTTATCAATTAAACATACCATTTTATTTAATGACATTTACAGAATTTAATCAAAATTATCAGATGGCACCTAAAAGGATAATTTAATATACTTAAGCTACTGGTAGGATTGAAAATCACGATCCTGCTGACTACGAATCAGCTGCTCAACCAACTGAGCTATATTAGCATATAGGAGAGGCATATCCTTGTGATATTGCCTCTTTTTTTATTCCAGAAAAATATTTTTCTATTTTTGACGTAATTTGTTTTCCAACATTGTACCATCAAGATAGAGAATTTTTTGACCTATAAGGTCTGACCACGGACAATACCGCGATATAAAGGAGGGGTACTGATGTACCAAGAGATAAGACTGCTTGATATCCGCCTTGATCTGCATGACGGGGCAGCCGGAGGAGCTCCGGGAGCAGTACCGGCAGGCGAAGGACCAGGCGCACAGGCTGAACTACAGGATCCCGGAAGCAGCCGCCGGGGTAATAAATCGGGCGAAGAAACAAAAAAGGTCCTGTACGGTAAGCAGCCGGAGCAGACCGATGATGTTCCTGACGCCGAGGAACAACCAAAGCAAACAGTAGCGACTTCCGATACGCTTGAGGCCAGGAAAGCTGAATTTGAAAAGCTCATTAGCGGTGATTACAAGGACCTTTTCACCGAAAGGACGCAGCAGATCATTGATCGGCGTTTCAAAGAAACAAAAGGCATGGAAGCACAATTGGCCGCCGTATCACCGATACTGGACATGCTGGCCCAAAAATACGAACTTGCCGATCCCGATCCTAAAAAGCTCATGGAAGCTATTGAACAGGACCAAAGATATTGGGAAGAAGCCGCTGAAAAGGCAGGGTTAAGCGTTGAACAATATAAAGTCATGCAGAAGACTCTGCGGGAAAACGCTGAGTTAAAGAGAGCTAATCAGGAAGCAGCCAGTCATCAATTTGCGCAAAATCAATTAGCTATCTGGCAGAATCAGGCAGTACAATTAAAAGCTACTTTGTATCCTGATTTTGACCTGGAAGCGGAAGCGATAGAAAATCCGCAATTCGTTGGGCTTCTGAGAAACGGCGTAGACGTAAAGACAGCTTATGAGGTCATACACATTGATGATATCAAGGCCAATACCGCACTTCAGGCCGGAAAACAGGCCGAGACCAATATAACGAATACTATCAAGGCCAAAGGGCAGAGGCCGGCAGAGGCGGGTATTGCAGCTCCTCCGGGTGTGATCATCAAGAATGACGTAAGTAAATTGACTGCTGCTGACCGCAAAGAAATTGCCCGGCGCGCGGCAAGAGGGGAACAGATAACTTTCTGATGATCCCCTCCACACTATAGAAAAGGGGATTGATCCTTATGGAATCATTAAAGAAATTACAAGCTCTGGACCTGTTATTAGTCAACTTACAACTCCATGACAACACCAACTTAACGACCGACTCCGATCTGTCGGTCGAGATGAAGACGTATTACAGCGATTATCTCATCGATATCGCTAAACCACTGCTCGTACATGATCAATTTGCGCAGAAACATCCTATTCCTAAAGGCGGAGGCAAGACTATCGAGTTCCGCGTCAAGCATCCTTTTACCAAAGCCTTGACGCCTCTCACCGAAGGCGTAACTCCTTCCGGTCAGAAACTGGAATGGACCAAACTGGAGGCTAGCATTTCTCAATATGGTGGGTATGTCGAATTGTCCGACGTCCTTTTGACAACGGCTATCGATAACAACCTTGTCTATGCTACAGAAAACTGTGGCGACCAGGCAGGCCGTACCCTGGATACTATCACCCGTGAAGTCTTGAATGGCGGTACTTCCGTACAATATGCTGCCAATCAGGTAGCAGCTCGTTATCTGCTGGTCGGCGGGGACGGTACACCTGCTAATAACCATTATATGAGTGTTGACGCTATCAAGAAAGCGGTAAGGTTCCTCAAGACCATGATGGCCAAGCCAATCGACTCTTGGTATGTGGCGATCATACATCCTGACGTAGCTTATGATTTGACCTCCGATGATGCATGGGAAAATATCAAACAATATGACCCCGGCGACTGGTATGAAGGAGAGATAGGCAAGATCGGGAAATGCCGCTTCATTGAAACTACTGAAGCTAAGATCTTCCATGCGGCTGATCTTTCTGCAGCTAACAGAAACCTTGGCTTTACCTCCAATGCCGGGCAGGTAATAACCGTTGATGAAGCCCTTACTGCCGGAGATGCTACAGCTCTTGTCGGCAGAAAGGTAATAATCAAAGGGTATCAGTACACAGTAACGGCGGCTGTTGCTGGTGCTGCAGGCGCAGCGACGATCACAGTAGACAGTGCATTGCAGGGTGCTCCCGGGGCCAGTGACATTATTTACCCAGGTGAAGCAGGTGCGGCAGGCCGCGATG